GAAGCACCAGCGCGAGTTCAAGGGGGAATTAATCGGCATTACCACCGGCATCCCCGAATTGGACCGATACACGACCGGTTGGCGCTCAGGGGAGCTGACCTATGTCGGAGCCCTCCCGGGACGCGGCAAGACCAGTTTCATGCTTCAGGCGATGTATGCCGCAGCTGTATCCGGTCACGGCGTTGGGTGCATTTCGCTCGAGATGCGCTCGAGCCAACTGCTGAAGCGGTTGGCCATTATGGACTCTGGCCTGCACGCCTTCAAGTACCGCGACGTTCGCACAATGAACGCTTCGGAGTGGGAGCACGCACGGCATTCGATGTTCAACAATCTCGGCAACCTTCCGATAACGATGTGCGACCAGAGCGGCTTGAACCCGATGCAGATTTCCTCTCTCGCACGGCAGATGCATGCCCGCGGCGCGGAGGTGATCTTTGTGGATTTCGTGCAAATCATCGCCTCGGAGGAGAAGAACCGGAAGGAAGTCATCGACCGGGTTTCCGCATCGCTGCGCGATACCTGCAAGGCATTGAATATCCCGTTTGTCGTGGCCTCACAGCTCACGCGACGGGACGCAGACCCTAACCGCAGGCCGACCCTCCAGGACCTGCGCGAGAGCGGAAACCTGGAGCAGGATGCGCACAACGTTCTGATGCTTTTCAGGCCAAAGGACAAGTCCACTGGCGACTGGTCTGGAGCCGACGAAATCATTATCGAGAAAGCCCGCGAGGGCATGACGGGCATTGTTCCGGTTCGCTACAACGACAAATCACTCACCTATGGAGGAAGGGCAGCATGAAGTGCACTGACGCAAAACCAATGATTCTTCTTCGCCGCAGGATTGCGGTGAACGCGGACCTGTCTGGAGAAACCCAGATGGATCTTGTAAAGGCAATCGACAAGATTCGCATGCGACATGCTGACAAGTCGCCAAACTGCGAATGCTGGACGCGGGCGCTTGCCGAACTTTCGTTGGCAAGGAATGCCGCATGAGGCGCCCACTGGTAGGCCGAAAGGTAACGTGTTCTCTCTGTGCTCACTCGACTGTGCACGGAACAACGCAGGTCTGCAGGAAGGTTGTGTTCCAGTTCTGCTCTGAATGCTGGAAGCACTACCGGCCAGAGTGCATGAAGTTCATGACAGCCGTGACAGCATACGAATCGCCTGAGACTGTGAGGCCAGCCGCATGAGAGCCCACCTCGACCGCAAGGCATATCAGGAGCGATTCGCGCTTACTCGTGGCTGTGCAAGGCGCCTTGACAAGAAACGCATCCGGCAGTTGGAGAAGTGCAGCGATCACGCAGCACGACGCCTATTGCTTGGCGTAAGCAGCACCTGCCGGCCGAAGGGGTTGAAGGCAAGGAGGGCGGCATGACCCGAGGCTACTCAGACGACTGCACCTGCCTGCACTGCTCAGGAATTCGGAGGGATAGAGAGATGGATCAGGAAGAGTACAAGCCAGCGGTGAGCATCAGCCTCATGGTCGCTGCCTTCTGCACGAACTGCAATCAGATCGTAGACCGCCTGGATACCTGCCCTGTGTGCCAGTCGCATTCTCTGCTGAGCCTGGCGCGGGTGCTGAATCGGAGCGTGGCATGAAGCCAGTTGCGATCGATCTGTTTTGCGGCAAAGGTGGCTGGACGAATGGCCTGCTCGAGGCGGGGTTTGAGGTGTACGGATTCGATCTGGAACCGCAGCCCGACTATCGCGGAATTTTCCTTCGCTGCGATGTGCTCGACCTCACGGCCAAGTTTCTGCGTGGCCTGCGGCCTGTGTTCGCCTGCTGCTCCAGCCCCTGCGAAGAGTTCTCAGTTCACGGGATGAAGCACTTCCACCCGAACCCAAAGCAACCAGAGATGGGTATCAAGCTATTCAACCATTCTCGCGATGTTTTGGAGGAGTTGGGGGTTCCGTATTTGATGGAGAATGTCAGGCCAGCCCAGAAGTTCGTAGGTAGAGCGGTAAATCATTGTGGTCCTTTTTATCTCTGGGGAACGGGCGTGCCAGCTATTTTCCCTAAGGAAGCGTATTCAGTGACAAAGGGAATAGACGTAGGATCGTCATCCCTTATCAAGGAGATGACAAAGGAAGAGAAGCGGGTATATCGAGCGCAGTTCGTATGGAATCAAGCATGGTCTTCTTCTAAGAAGAGGCAGAGAGATACCGCCCTGGCTGCCATGATCCCTCTCCCCGTAGCAAGAACGGTAGCTCAAAGCGCGCTCAGTTACGTGGATGCGCGGGTGCTGAATCGGGAGGTCGCGTGATCGAGATCATTCTTAAGGGCATAACACCAGCGCCACAGGGATCAAAAAGAGCGATAAACGTTAGGGGATTCGCGCAGTTGGTTGATGGCAGCAGCGACGTGGGAAAGAAGAAGACTCGAGTATTCCGCAATGCTCTCGCCGCAGAAGCGAAGCGCGTCATCGAATCCAGCGGCAAGGGAATGCCTTACTTCGGAAAGCATGTCCCAGTTGTTCTGGAGGCTACCTTCTGCTTCAAGCGTCCGAAGAGTTGCCCAAAGAGTAGACAGTTTCCGGTGGTGAAACCTGACAGAGATAAGCTGCTCCGCGCTGCCCAAGACGCGCTATCTGGGATTCTTTACCACGACGATGCCCAGGTGGTTGGCGGAGATCCGCGCAAGCTATACGCCGATTTTGAGGGCGTGATTATCCACGCGACCACGCTGGATGAAGGTAATTGAGTTTGTGAAGTAGTGCCTTGGGAGGTTGGGAAGTGGCAAAGAGAGTTTTTTACGGGCCGAAGCATAGATTTGCGATGTTTATGAATGTTACTTCTTTCGACAAGTTATGCCGGTTGGCCGGCCCTGATGAATCACTGGCCGCTTACCTGGAGCGCGTCATAGAGCGTGAATATCATAGGCGCGTCAAAGCTATGGAGCAGACTGGCGCGCCCAACGCGCAGCGATAGCCTTTTTTGCGATCCTCTTACGCTTGGCTGGGGTGAGGGATGCAGCTCTGGCCGGTCCTCCCACCTTGCCTCCGCGAGAGCCTAAAGCGCGCATTTCTTCTGGAGTTTTTTCAGCAGATAGAGCTGAGAGTCTAGACTGTTTGGCTTTGTGCTCAGGGTCTTTTCTCAGTCCTAGGTCTGCGGCCTTGTAATTTACGGATTCGGCAGATCGGCCAAGTTTCTCAGCTAGATCTGCAGTCGTCATTTTTGGGAAGTATCGGCGAAGTTTATCCAAATCCGATGGCTTCCACGGTTTCATAGTCGTACCCATCCCTTAGAAACTAACTCTGCAGCCCACAATTCCATGTTTTTCGCCGAAACGGCGAGCCTGTTGCGCGAGTGCTCTACTGGAGTTTCGATCCAATGCGAAAGCATGAAATCGTTCAAGTCCTGCTGACTATTGGGAGACTCGAAGATGGCGTGTGTGTGGGTTGAACCGATGGCTTTTTCTCCGAATTCGACTATTTCACCACGGTAGATGAAGCACCGGAACGAAGGCCGTTGGCGCGGAAGCAGTCCCTGTTCAGAAAGCGCTGCGCGTTCGGCTTTACGCTTTTCACGACGGCGAATGTCTGATGGGCTAAGGTGCTTAGGTCCGCTCTCGTAGCTTCCCTTTTCGGGGTTCCAGTAATACTTTTTCATTATGCCACCTCCACTGCGGCAAGCGCCGTATCCAGCGCTGCATAGCTGTTGAACATCCACACCTTCGCCGCGCCGTTCCAGCGAGCGCCGTTGGCCTTGAGAGTGTCCTTGATGGCGAAGGTTTTCCCAGCGACAGCGCAATCCTCACTGTCCCAATCTCCCTTGCGTCCCGAAGGGATGAAACCGAGCACTACGCCGAGGCGCTCTGCTTTTTCAATGGTGGAGGGAAGGAACTGGCTGGTTTCCGCGAACTGCATGAACATCTGTTGCATTTTACCGTCTCCGGGAGGCTGATTGCCTCTGATGTTTCTAATGTACTTGAGCGGCGATTATCTGTCAAGAGGGGAGATGAAAAATTACCAAATTATTTTTGTCCCGCCATGTTGTGCCGTATTGTACGGCGAATTAAAAATCGTGCCATGATGTACCCATGAGATAGTTTTAGCGATTCGTCCTAGCAGGTTGAGGGGTAATCAGCAAAGGGCCGGTTCCCCTCGATTTTTGCATAGCTCTCTCCGGGTCTAAGCTTCCCAACCAAAGAAGCGAGCCTTACTCCGAGGAAAATCCATGTCTCAAACGGTGAGGATGTTCGCCGTCCATTACGCCAATCGTAGTGGGCGAGGAAAAGCTGCATTTTTTTTGACATATGAAGCGGCGCGAGACTTGGTTGACGCCCGTATGGCCGTGTGGAGCAAAGGCGCGAAGTACCTGAACCTCACAAAGACGGAAGCGGAGATGCCGAAACCCGCTCCAAGCCTGAGCCCAACGGTGCGCACGATGGATGCGTATTGCGAAGGCAAACCTCACGCAGTAGCGATCATCGAAGCATACCGGCATCAATACGCCGCTTAATTTCAACGACTTCAGGGGTTACGCATCCTGATCCCTTTGCTTATTGGCGGGGATAAACCAACGTTACTTATCTAGGGGGAAGCATGCATCAATCTGGAGTTCTGGGGAACGCGCTCAACGAAAACAAAGCCAACTATGCAGCAGACGCCTGCTGCGAAAAGGCGGTTGGTTCGGTGGGTATGCGCCCAACTACTATCGCCGATCAGTTGGAAAAGAACGCTGATGGTAGCTATCGGACAGCGAGCGACTATTCTCGCGCTGCCCATATCATGCGCACTCATCCTGAATTTGAAGATCTGATCTGGCTTATTCGCTCTGGACTGATCTAGTTCATGCGGGCTTGCAGGACTGGCTTGTCCCTGTCGTGGGGGACTCTGTTGGCCCTGCTTAGCGGGCCGCCTCGTCCTGCTCAAACACGAGGCACATATTTACTTACGCAGGAGGAAACATGGCACCTATTAGCTTTCGGAACTCGAAAATCGTCTACTACGGTCCGCATGAGTGCAGTAATTGCGGATTGATGGTCGCAAAGATGGGGAACGAATGGGGCGGGAACGCCTTTACCTATCCTGAAGGACCGATTTATCCGAATACTGAGTGGTATCCGCACGTTTGCGACCCGAGTAGATCTAAGCACGTTCCAGCGCCATCCATTCCTCCAAGCAAATAATGCGGGGAGCCGCCCTGCTCGAACGCGGCAACAGAGGTTTTATGGCAAAAGGCATAAAGATGAAATTCGTCTGCAAGGAATGCGGCGAAGAGGCGAAGCCTGACGCCGATAAGAGCACGCCCAATTGGAGTGTATATCCAACTCATTGTCTGTGTGGAGGGTCATTCAGGGTGGACGTGAAGTGAAAGAGGCCATACGCCAGATATTATTTCCGTTCTTGCCTGCAGAAATTTGTGCAGCACGCGGAACTTTAAAGTTTCGGTTCCTCTACTGGCTTTATGGGGGAGAGGAAGTCTAGCGACACTTCGCGGAATGTGGGGTGATCTAAAGTCTAGGGAGTTGGGCGATGATTCAGCACGCCGTGATGGAGCAGGTAGGTAATCCGGTAGTCGCTCCTCCTTGCCATCATGGAGACTGGTTCCGGCTGATAAGGCAAAATGACCCATTCTCTGACGTATTGGTATGCGGAAGATGCGGAAAGCATGTAACGGACACGCTGGCTCAATTCTTCAGGAGTTTGCAGCGATAACAGGGAGTTAGGAATGGACAAGTTCAAGGCATGGCTCGCCTCACACAAGATCAGCGCGAAGACAGTAGCGGCGTCCTGGGCGTTTGTGACCGCGCTCTATTACAGCCAGCCAGCTTTCCATAATTACGTGATGAATGCCTATAGCCACATCCCCAAAGGTATTCATGCGTTCATCGCTGGCGTGATTGTTCCGGCCCTCATCTTTTGGAAGTCCCAGAAAGGATCTGCCCAGTGAAAAAGATTCTCGTACTCGCCGCGCTCGCCTTTGCCTGCGTCGGCTGCACCGATTTCGAGCGCACAACATTCAACACGCTCTCCAGTTCCAAGGCTGTTATCGACCAGACGCAGGCCGACTATGAGGCTCGAACCATCCCGCATACGCAGTGCGCCTATGCGCTGATCAACAATGCCAAGGCCGCCCAGACGGTGGCCGTGAATGCGTTTATGGACTACGAGAACATCAAGACGGCGGGTAAGGACCTGACGTCTCAGACGCAGGTCGTGAGTCAGGATCTAGCTGCTCTCGCTCCGCTGGTCGTGCAGGTCAAGTCGCTGGTGTCCAATCCCACTGCTGCGTGCGGAGGCAAGTAAATGACAGTACAGGAATTTCTCGATGACCTCCAAAAGATTGAAGTCTTGGCGCAGTCTGGACTTTCTACGGCTAAGGCCCTCAACCCTGAGCTTGCTTCGCCAATCACCGCAGTACAGGTGGTATTCCCATTCGTGTCAGAAATCATCGCCGTGGCTCTGAATTCATGGTCGAAAGCAAACGGCCAGCCGATCACCCCTGAAACTATCCAAGCACTGCTGCCGAACCAGACTCCACTTACTCCCCCGGACGCTGCGTAAGTGGATTGGGGTGCCATAGCGGTTGCAATCTCTGCCCTCACCTTTATCGCCACAATCGTCGGTGCCTCTTACACGCATGGCAAGCTCACGCAGCGAGTGGACCAGAACGGCGAGGATATCGATAGCCTGCTGGACGTCCAAAGAGATCACGGCGAAAAGCTGGCGGGGCACGATGTTGCAATCGGGCGCTTGAATGAGTGGAAAGAGGGATTTAACGCGGCTGCTAGAGTAAGCGGTGGCAAGGAGCACGCCTAGCACTTATGAGAGCGTCTCTCGCGTGCACCCATCATGGCTCCGCAACGGTCGCAAGGCGAGAGCAGTTTCGGCCTACCGGGTCCGGCAACTCCTCCACCCTTGCGAGTTTTGCGCATCGACTGTAGCTCTCTGGCTCGGTCTGACGTGATGTGACCTTTTTTAGTTGGCATGTGGATCCTTGCCGGGTTACCTACCGGCCCCTGCAAATTCGCGGAAATATTTGTTTTTGTTGTCCCAGACGCCGCCCTCGATTATGGCCTGCTGCTCCTCAAATGCACGAGCTTTGTGCCAGTGTCGGTCAAGACAGCGCCGAACCTCGGCGAGTTGTGCCGCTGTAAGTTGCTCTACCAGCATGGGGCTGATAGAGTCGTCAATCTCTCTCTGAGCGGCAGGGAGGTGATCGGCTAGATTCTGGCTGCGGTTTATTTTTATCGAGTGATTAGGCATGGTATCTTGTCTCCAGTAGTATCGTCCCTCGGGACGCGGGTTGAAACATCTAATAGATGCAATGTGGAGATAATATAAGGCTCAATCCTAAAAAGATTGGGCCTTATGTGCGACTATTTAGCCTCTGCTGCTAGCTTTACGATCGCAAAAGCGCTGTTTTCGATCCAAAACTTTGCATCTGTGTGCACGCTGATAAGGTTGGCAACTTTGTCCGCAAACTCTTTACTCGAGTCCAGGTAGCCACGGTAGTCGTCAAGGATAAAGATGTCTTTGAGGGCTTCGGCGCGTTTGCTGCAGCCATAAGCAATCTGTGCCTCAGATACGCCAGTCAGCTCTGGCATCTCAATCTGGGCTCCGCGCTGCCCAAATCCGGGGCAGTCGTTGTTTTTCCAGAAAGCCTTACCGCGAGGGCTGAGTCCGGTCGGTCCGAATTTCTCAATATTCTTGGCTTTGGTCCAGGCGGCGATCGCGTCGTTGATCTCTGCGTAGGTCATTTGCTGCTCCTCTGATGTATTGATATTAGGATACGCTGTGTTTTGTGTCAAGCGAAAAGTGAGAGATTTTGCAAAAAAGTTTTGGGAGGAGTTTACGCGATGAATCAGGCTGCATCTGTCCTCGCTCTCCTGATCTGCGCAGGTATTATCGGCGGATTTGCTTGGCTCGCATACACGCTAGGTAAAGAGAGCGGAGAGTCTACAGGCTTTGAGAACGGATACTTCTGGGCCGAGCATGACCTGAAACAGCCGAGAGATGAGCACGGAAGGTTTGTGAAGCGATGAAGCCGCGCATCTCCTGTTTCGGTCACGGCTGGGCACTAGAGACTCCGCGAGTGACTTATTACGTGGGAAGCTTTCAGGAGTGCATTGGACTTCTGGATTCGGTTCGTGTGTCTATGATCGCGCAGGCTTTACATGATTCATGCGTGATGAACAGATTGGGACTTCAGGAGACAGGAAGAGCGTGATATGGGACGGCCAAGTAGCTATAGCGAAGAGGTAGCGGAAGAAATCCTCCTAGAGATAGCTACGACCGATAAGGGTTTAGACAAGATCTGCGAATCGGACTCTTTCCCTGAATCTAGAACGGTTTACCGCTGGATACTGGCTAACCAGGAATTCAGTCAGAGATACGCGCGCGCGAGAGAGCTTCAAACTCAACTGCTAGCCGATCAAATCATCCCAATTGCAGACACTCCTCAGATGGGCGTTAAGACCAAAGAGACTGAGGATGGGTTCGAGACTGTAACGGGCGACATGATCGAACATCGCAAGCTCCAGATAGATGCGCGGAAATGGTTACTGGCAAAGCTCGCCCCCAAGAAGTACGGGGATGCTTCGCTGATCAAGCTTGGCGGTGATCCAAATGGGGTCCCGATCCAGTCCGAGCACCGCATCGTGTTCGTTGACCCCGATAAATGAATGTCCAGTTTCCGTCGAAACTAAAGCCGCTGTTTGAGCCTCACCGATTCAAAAGCATACGCGGCGGTCGCGATGGGGCAAAGAGCTGGTCTGTGGCTACTGCGCTGCTTGAGATTGGCGCCCAGCAGAACGAGTTTATTGTCTGTGCCCGCGAGAACATGAACTCGATTGCCGACTCGTGCCATAGGCTGCTGCGCAATCGCATCAACGATCTCGGTATGCAGGATCAATGGGAGATCGAGAAAGCGGTTATTCGGCACAAGTGGACGAAGACCGAGTTTGTCTTCAAAGGCCTGAGACACAACCCGGACGCCATCAAGTCGCTCGAAGGCGCAACGAAGCTCTGGGTTGAGGAGGCGCAGTCAGTATCCAAGGACTCGTGGGACAAGTCGATTCCTACAGTTCGCCGGCCTGGGTCAGAGATTTGGCTTACGTGGAACCCACAGCTAGAGACAGACGACACCTGGCGACGGTTCGTGGTGAATCCTCCTCCTGATTGCTTAGACATAACGATGAACTTCTCAGACAATCCTTGGTCGTCTGAGGTTCTGAGGGCTGAGCGCGAGAAGTTAGAAGCGGAGAATCCAGACGAGTACGTGCACATCTGGCTAGGGCTTCCGCGGCGTGCTGTTGTTGGTGGCATCTACTCGAACGAGTTGCGCAACGCCGATACGGAAGGGCGCATTACTCGCGTGCCTTACGACCCAGCGCGGCCTGTGCACACTGCATGGGATTTGGGCTGGGGCGATCTGGTCTCGATCTGGATGTTTCAGTCGGCACCGTTTGAGTGGCGCTTTATCGACTACGTAGAGGGTAATAACCGCGATGTAGGCTCGTTTGTGCGTGAGTTGCAGCAGCGCCCGTATGTTTGGGGTACTGATTACCTCCCGTGGGACGCAGCTAGCAGTGGCAAGCTCGCAACAGGCAAGAGTGTTGAGTCGGTCATGCGTAGCTTGGGGCGCAATGTGCGCGTGGTCCCGCAGAGTCTGGTGCATGTAGGCATCGAAGCTGTGCGCCGCATGATGCCGATGAGCTGGTTTGACATTGAGAAGTGCGCAGACGGCATTCAGGCTCTCAGGCACTACCGCTACGGCGAGATCAAGGTGCTGAGTACGCCCGATCGCAAGACTCCGACACGCGAGCCTCTGCACGATTGGGCTTCGCACCCTGCGGATGCATTCAGGACGGCAGCGATGGGTGTTCAGGCTGTGGATGGTGGACGCAAGCCAGCGGAGGAGCAGGCAACGATGCCATATTTTGGCGGATCGGATTCGTGGATGGCATGAGCGTTTATGCAGAGGCGAGCAAGGCAGAGCGCAAAAGGATTCGCAAAACGATGCTCGAGCTGACGAGCTCTGCCCTTGAGGAATCGCATCCAGACGCAGCGCAGAGACGGGCCATTGCGCGCTCGATTGTTGATGAGGCTTTAGCGAACGAAATGAGGACGGCAAATGAGCCTGCAGGCGTCGCGTGACTGGCCACAGATACTTCACTTCAATGCCGGTGACACCATCACAGAGGCCGAAGTGGAGAAGCGTTACAAGATCGCAGCGAAGAAGGCTCACCCAGATCTTGGCGGTAGCAACGAAGATATGACGCAGGTCAATTTGGCCAAGCATCTCGCCTTAGCGTGGATCGCTAAAGAGCGAGAGAGGGAAATAGCCCGCATAAGAGAAGAGGCGCAGAAGAAAGCCTATTCACCCAGCTATGCGGTTATGGGCCAGTATGCCAGCGCTATTACGCAGCAAATGATGGCTCAACAGCAAGCGGCCATGCAATCAGAAATCCTTGGCGGTCTTGGTAATTACGTAAAACCAGGACAATCGAAATCATCTTGGTTGCGCGACTTTTTCAGGAGTTCTAAATGAAGCTTAGCGCAGAAGCACGCAAGAAGATACCGACGAGCAAGTTTGCTGGCCCTGACCGCTCTTATCCCGTGGAGGACAAAGCTCACGCAAGGGTAGCCCTTGGGCGCGCTACGCAGATGGTAGAGAAGGGCAAGCTGAGCCCTGAGATGGCCGCGAAGATCAGAGCGAAGGCTAACAAGGTGCTGAGTGGCCGATAAAGAAGCGACCAAGACAGACGAATTTCTCGCCCTCGCTCGCAAGCGCTTTTCTATCGCAGCCGAGGAAGAGAAGCATCTGCGCGACAAGTTCATCTCGGATCTGAAGTTTGCCTCTCCAGATGGTGATGACCAGTGGGACCCGCAGGTGAAACTGCAGCGCCAGCAGGCAGGACGTCCCGCAATGTCATTCCCCCGCTGCCACACGTTCGTGCAGCAGGTCTCGAACGAGGCCCGCCAGAAGAAGCCGCAGATCAAGTTCTCGCCGCGTCTCGACCAGGACAAGGACACAGCCTCCATCCTCGAGGGGTTGGCGCGCTATATTCAGTACGACTCTCAAGCCCAGGTAGCCTACGAGACGGCTATCGAGTATAGCGCCGGCGGTTCGTTCGGTTACTACCGCTTCCTGACCGAGTACTGCGATGACGAGTCGGACGATCTTGAACTCAAGATCAAGCCGGTGCTGGATCCGCTGACGATTTACGGGATTCTGGTGCCTGCGTGCTTTGGTCGCGCTCCCAAGTACGCTTTTGTGGTCGAGGACATCCCGAAGGAAGAGTACAAGGCCCTCTACGGCGATTCGGAGATGGCCTCCTTGTCGTGGTCTGAGGCTGAGCAGCAGGCAGACGGATGGGTGAGTGAGAACTCTGTTCGCATCGCGGAGTATTGGTACGTCGAGGAAAAGAAGGTAGAGGGCAGGCGCAGACCGCAATCAATCGTAAAGTTCTGCAAGACGAACGGCTTTGAGGTTCTGAAGGATTCAGAGACGGAGTGGCCCGGCTCTTGCATTCCGATCATCCCGGTTTTAGGTAAGCAAATGATCGTTGAGGGCAAGCCAAAGCTGTTCTCGGTGGTCAGGCCGCAGAAGGGCGCTCAGCAGCTCATCAACTACTCGAAGTCACGCATTGCGGAGACGCTTTCCACCTCTCCCATCTCGCCGTTCATGGTGGCCGAGGGTCAGATCAGCGGTTTTGAGAAGCAGTGGTCAACACTCAACACCGCGCCGACGCCATTTTTGACGTACAAAGGCTACGACATTGAGGGACGACAAGTTTCCCCTCCACAGCGGCAGACGTTTGAGCCTCCGATTCAGGCTCTATCGGCGTTTGTGGCGCAGGAAGTAGACGACCTTAAGGCCACCAGCGGAATTTTCGATGCGTCTCTCGGCAATCAAGCGAACGAGACGAGCGGTAAAGCGATTCTGGCCCGTAAAGCTCAGGCAAATCTCACCACGATGCACTACATCGACAACCTTGCACGTTCTTTCAAGCAGGGTGGCGACATTATTGCCGAGATCGTGCCGAAGATTTACGACACAGAGCGCGAGATTGAGATTCTTGGCGAGGACGAGGCGCAAAAGGTCGTCACGATCAACCGCGAGTACACGGATGAGAACGGCAAGCAGCGCAATTACAAGATCAAAGGCATCAAGATGAGCTACGTGGTGACGATGGGGCAGGCGTTTGATTCCAAACGTATGGAATCCTTCGACACGATGCAGCAATTGGTGCAGTCAGCTCCGAATCTTCTGCCGATGTTTGGCGATGTGCTGTTCCAGAACTCTGACGTGGCCGGCGCCGACATCGTTTCCGAGCGGTTCAAGAAGATGCTGCCTCCCAACCTTCAGGATGGCGATCAGGAGCAGCAGATTCCTCCGCAGGTTCAGGCTGTGCTTCAGCAGTTGCAGCAGCACAACCAGGCGCTCAACGCTGCTGCTCAGGAGTATGAGAAGCAGATCCAGCAGCTTGAGTTTGAGAAGAAGGCTCAGATCGTAAAGTCGCAGTCTGACTATGCCATCCGCAAGATGGAGGTTGAGGCTGACATTGCGAAGGCTGAGATTACGACCAAGGCGCAGAACGCTAGCGAGCGCGAAGCCTTTGTGAATGACGTAGCCCTCAAGGTTATGGATATGTCACATGAGCGGGCCATGGCCGCACAACAGGCGGCCCACGCTCAGGATGCTCAGCAGTCACAAGCAGAACTACAGGCGCAGCAGAGCGCACAAGAAGCCGCGCAGCAGTAGGAAGCCACAGCGCAACAACAGGGTGAAGAGTGATCGGCTTCGCCTACGGGGTAAAGCGTATTCATCGCCAGCCCATATTTGCAGAACAGGCATCGCGTCGCGTGGGTTATGTAGAGCACGATAAGCGAGGTATATGGTTTTGCGACGGAGAGGGTCGGAGAATCGCCCGCGTACTTAGGTACAAACCGCATCAAGCACCACAGCCAAGCGCTAATGCCTGCGGTGCATTCTATGTGCCACCCGAATACCGGTAAGGCGCACAAGTTTAGAAACACCTCGCCAGCCCTGCGCATGGGCATAAGGAAAACCAATGAACGAAGAGACGGTAGTAGCGGAGTCGTCTGCCGCTGACGATGTGTTTGGTGGTCAGCAACCTACTTTGGATGAGTACAACAGCTATCGCCAGAGTGGAGAGCTTCCCGAAAGATTCAAGCCTGCCGAAAAAGCGGAGTCGGCAACCGCAGACGCTCAGGAAGAGACTGAGGAATCCGAGGCTGAAGAGGCCGAAAGCGCAGGCGAATCGGAGACGCCGGAAGAATCTCAGGAGCAAAAGCCGAAGAAGCCGCAGACGGCAAAAGAGCGTGTTGCGCAACTCGATGCGAAGATCGAAGAACTCTGGAATCAGGATGAGCCGGACACTATCAAGATCGCTCAGCTTGAGGCCACGAAAGAGAAGATCGAGCGCCGGGCGGGAATAAAGCGAAAGACGGAAGTCGCGTCCGTCACCCCAGCGCAGAACGCAGAAGAGCCGGTAACGCGCGCCAAGCCCACCGCAGAGGACAAGGACAAGGACGGCAATCCCAAGTACACCACGTATGAGGATTTCGTCGAAGACTTGGCCGACTGGAAGGCAGAACAGCGCCAGGCAAAGTGGGAAGCGCAGCAGGCCCAACGGAAGGCACAGGAAGCTCTGGAAGCGAAGCTGAATGAATCACGCGCCCGCTATGAAGATGCGGATGAGGTGATCTTTCCAGCCGCCCAGCAGATCAACGAAGCGAAGATCCCTCAAGTGGTCAAAGAGGTATTTGCTGGTTCCGATCTGTTTACGGATCTCTGCTATGTGGTTGGCAGCGACCCGGACGAGCTGAATAAGTTCCTTTCTCTCGCGAACAGCAACCCGCGAGCGGCGATTGCGAAGGTCTTTGAGTACGAGCGCGGCATCCGCGAAGAACTCGCGCCCAAAGGCGAAAAGCAGGCTCCTGAACCGAAGAGAACCAGCGCCCCGAAACCTCCCTCCCCTGTGAGTGGAGCGAGTTCGCGGGCCTTCGACGTGAGCGACGAGAGCCTTTCCCCGGAAGAGTGGATGCGGAAACGCAACGCTCAACTGAGCAGGAAAGGATAACGGCGCTCTTAGGAGCCCAAATTGCCGAACAGCCTTCTTTCCCCCACCATCATTACCCGCGAGGCATTGCGGATTCTTCACGCGAACCTCAACTTCATCGGCAACATCAACAAACAGTACGACAGTCAGTTTGCGAACTCCGGTGCGTCGCCTTCGGGCAAGATCGGGCCCTCGCTGACCATTCGTATGCCGAACCAGTTTACGGTTCGCAGTGGATGGAGCCGCAGCAATCAGGACATCGCAGAAACCAGCCAGGTCCTGACTGTATCCACGGTGAAGGGCATTGACTTCACCTTCTCGCAGGCTGACCTTACCCTGACCATCGATGACTTTGGCCAGCGGTACCTGAAGCCGGCAATGGCAACCCTCGCTTCCAACATCGAAGCCGATGCGCTCTCGATGATGTTGGATGTTTACAACGCCGTAGACGACAGCGGCGCTACCTTCGGCTACAACGAATACCCCAACGCACGCAAAATTCTCAACCGCAACCTTACGCCGGACACGGATCGTGTAGCTACGCTGACCTCGACCCACGCGGCCAACTTCCTGAAGGACATCAAGGGTAACTTCAACCCGCAGGAGTCCGTCTCCAAGGCGTATCTCAAGGGTAAGATTGGCCAGGTTAGCGGCTTTGAAACCTACGAGAACACGCTGATTAACCCCTTCCAGTCCGGCACCGCTGCGGCCACAACCGGCTACACAGCAACCCTGACCAGCGGAAGTGGTACGGCTGTTCTGGCGGCAGGATCCACCACCTTCAAGAAGGGCGACATCATCACCTTTGCCACGGTGAATGCGGTCGATCCTGAAACGAAGGCCACCAAGAACGTGCTCCAGCAGTTCGTAGTCACTGCAGACTACGCTGGCGGAGCTGGCAATCTGTCGGTCTCTCCCACCCCTGTTACTTCCGGCGCAGCCCAGAACGTAACTAACGTGGGCGCGGGTCTGGCTGTTGTCAAGGTCGGCGGAGGCGCTTCGGCGGTATACGAGCAGTCCCTGATGTTCCACCCGGATGCGTTCACCTTCGTGACTGCCGATCTGGTGGACCCCTCGAAGTACGGAGCTTTCGGCGGCCGTCAGGTCATGGACGGCATCTCAATGAGCTTTGCACAGCAGTACAGCATCGCGGATGCGGCTATTCCGGCCCGCATCGACGTGCTGTACGGATACAAAACGATCCGGCCGCAATTGGCCTGCAGGGTTATCGCGCAGTAACAGCAAAGAGGGGCTGGCTAACCGGGCCGGCCCCTCACATCCCCCACAGGGATAAGACGAAGGCGAACACGCTAAGGCCAAGGGAAAACCATACGAGCCTATCCTGCCACTCCTGATATTCGTACCAGCGAAGTTTTTCCATGTCACAAGTTTAATCCCGTTTCCCCTATGACCCACGAAGAAATCAAGCAAAAACCCGCTGCAGACCTCAGCGCCAATGGCTGGCTGATAGAAATCGCCCTTCAGTTGGCGCTGCTGAAAGAAAAAGAGCCGCGTGAGAAGCGCGTGCAACCCACGAGGACCTAAATGGCCAAAGCGTTCGACATCATCACAAGCGCTCTCAAGCTGGTTGCCGTCCTCGCTGACGGGGAAACCCCCGACATCAGCACGGCTAACCAGGGCCTGAGCGTGTTGAACGACATGATCGACGCATGGAACGCCGACAGGCTCGCGATCTACACCACGCGGTCTGATGATTTTCCTTTTGTGCTCAGCCAGCAGACTTACACGCTCGGTACCGGCGGAGATTTCAACATTCCGCGTCCTGCACGCATCGACGCAATGAGCGCGATTCTTCAGCAAAACCCGGCCAATCCGATCGAAGTTCCAATTTCGATGTTCGCGGTTGAGGATTGGCAGACCAAAATACCGGTCAAGCAGGTAGACGGCTCATTTCCGCTTATCTGCTACGATACCGGCGATTTTCCGCTGAGGAAGCTCAGCTTCTGGCCTATCCCAACGCAGCCGTCGAACTCTGTTCGCATCTACAGCTGGCAGGCATTGCCCGCGCAGACGCTGCAGTCCCAAGTAACGTTTCCTCCCGGCTATGCAGAGGCGATCCGTTACAACCTTGCGGTACGTCTTGCGGCAGAGTTCGGGGTCGATCCATCGAAATACGCCGCAGCAACTGTGTCCACGCTCGCCGTGAAGAGTTTAGGAACCATCAAGACAATGAATGCGCCCGGTTTGGAGCTGCAGTCCGACCTTGTGCCGACTTTCACGGCAGAAACCTGGCGCGCAGAGATGTTCGGGATCCCCTGGTAATGAAATTCTCCTTTGTCGGCCCGCCATACACAGCCAAATCGAACGTCATTGCGGACGAGGAGTGCATCAACCTTTTCGCGGAGACGCTTGAGACTCCCGGCGCGCAGACGCAGCGCTCGTATCTCGGCACACCCGGCCTGAAAGTCTTCGC